AAATACTCCTTTTTTATTTGCGCGTATTGTACAGGAATATTTGCATTTAAGTAAGCCATAATTTCTCCTCATTTTATTGTACCCCAATTTGGTCCAGATTCATAGTCAACCTTATTGGGAATTTGTAGTTCAACTGCTTTTTCCATTACTTGTATAATATCTTTAGAGTTGTCCCCTTCTCCAAGAGGTATAGATATATCAAGCTCATCATGTATCTGTATATGCGGTGTAATACCTCTTTTGTGTAATTCTAACATAGCTTTTTTAGTCATGTCTGCAGCTGATCCTTGAATTAGTTTATTTAATGCTTTGTATGTAAAAGCTCTACGATGACCATTTTCATGCCAATAATTTTTTTGTTTATTACCATCTTTATCTTTAATAAATTCTCCATCTTCATCTTTCATATGTGGACCCATGGCTTGAAGCTCTAACATTCTTTCATGATCTTGTGCAGGTACAAATCTACCCCAATCATTACCTTTAAGTATAGGTTCATATTTTGGAAATCTACATTTTCTATTTAAGATAGTTTTAATCCTGCCATTATCTTGAGCAGCACTCATTAATTGATTTGTTAATTGTTTTACAAATGGAACTTTAGCATGGTAGGTATCAAATAATTCTTTAGCTTTATCTTTAGATACACCAAGCTCTGCTTCTAATTTAGCTTTACCCATTCCATAAAACAAACCAAGGTTAATTACTTTAGCTTGACTTCTTGGAATCTTAGCCATGTCAGCAACAGTTTGGTGAAAGTCTGCTTTAGGATCATTATCATATGCATCAGCAATTTTATTAACTGAAGCTAAACCAAATCTTAACGCATACTCTGTAACTAATCTTGGTTCTTGTTGCGAGTAGTCAAACGTACCCCACTTGCAACCTTCTTCAGGTAAAAATAAACTTCTTATCAATGGACCTGTGTTTGGATCCTTAGCTGGAATTTGTTGTAAATTAGGATTTGAATAACTAAATCTACCTGTAACTGTTCCCCCATCATCAGATCTAATTTGATTTATCTCTGCATGAATTCTACCATTATGTTCGTGTCTTAAAATTGTATCAATAAAAGTTGTATTAACCTTGTTTATTTTTCTAGCTTCTGCTATCATTTTAATTACAGGATGCTCATGATTAGAAAGGAAATTTTTTGTAAATGAAGGTGCACCAGTTTTTACTGTTTTTTCAAAAGGTAGTTTCAAATGTTCAAAAACTTTTTGGATACTACGTGCAGCCCATATTTGAGTTTCTACTCCTGTCTCTATTTTCACTTGGTGTATTAATCTTTCTTCTTGTGTTGTTAATTCTTTTTTTAATTGATTGGCTCTTGTCACGTCTACCCGCACCCCTAGGAAACGCATATCGACCAAACAAGGAAACAGATCTGTCTCAAGATTAAATATATCTTCACAATCATCTTCTTGTAGTAATTTTTTTACATGCTGCCAAAGTTTAAAAGTTAGTTCAGCATCTTTTTCAGCATAAGCTCCTACTTCACTTGCAGGTAGTTTCCACATGTCTGCCTTTGGATCTAATCCCCTAGACTTTGCAGCTTCATTCAAAGCTTTTTCATTCTTACCTTCGTTAAGATAATGCCATGACAAAGCATTTAGTGTGTATGCAAATCTGTTCTCATCTAAAACAGAACACGCAATCATTGTATCTACGATTAAACCATTGATTTTTATACCTAAATTACGTATCCAACATACGTCATACATTGCGTTATGAAATATTTTTGTAGCAGAACATTCGCAAATATCTTTAAACCATTCTAAAGTTTTAGCTCTATTCATGTTTGGTCCTTCACCATGCGCAATAGGAAAATACCATTTATCATTAAATGTAGCGACAGCAATACCTACAACTTCACCATTACCAGTAACAGCACCAGATCCTTTTGATTTTAAATCAGGATCTCTTGTTTCTAAGTCGATCGCAATCTCATCATAATCTCTTAGATCAGGATATTCTGTGGGCTGTACCCATTCGGTTTGTGTTAAGTATTTAGGTATTTTCATTTTTGTAATATATATTTCTTTTCTACTAACTTATTTAATTTATTTTTATTACTAAACGCATAAAGAGCTGCGTCATAAGTATGAGGAAATATTTCCCAATCAACTAATTTATTATAAATTTCTAAACGAAACTTATGTTTGTTTACAGTAATATTTTTTGCTTCTAAATTTCTGTTAGGCATTATTTTTTCTTTTTCATATCATTTAATTTTAATAATTCTAACTGGCAATAGTGAACAATTTTTTTAAGATCTTCTGCTCCTCCTTTACGTTGATAACGACAAACGTATTTAACAACGTTTCCTTGAAAGAATGAAAGATCATTCTTTGAAATAAATTCGTAGGGCTGTATGGGAAACTTAGTGTAGTGATTCCCACCTACCTGGGTGTATTGTGGAAAAGATTCCTCAAATATATCTTTATGTGTCATATTTATTCTCCGTTTTTGTTGTTTTAAAAGTTAAAGTTATTCTAACACCATCTTTAGGTGCTAATCCTCTATGAAGTTTTTTAGGATCAAAACAAATTAATTTATTTTTTTTAAATTTTATCTTTCCTTCATTTTTTATTTGAAAATCACCCGAGCCAGTAACCATATATATGGCTGTCATAGTTCCTTCATCGGTATGAAAGTCGCCATTCATGTTGGGGTGTTGCACATTAATATATGCTCTGTGTATTATTAAATCATTACCCACTGTTTTTTTTAATTTATAAGATAAAAATCTAACTAAAGGATCATCTAAATTTAAAACAGAAAAATAAAATACATTTGGTGTACTAGCATTTGATCTTTGGCCATACTGATGTGGAGTATTATATAAAAATTCTTTTTCTAAAAAATTTGATAAATCAGAATCTAACCAATCTTCAATTATCATAGCGAATACTCCTTTATTTTCTTTTTAGCTTTCAGTTTATATAAATTATTTCTTGCTCGTGTTACTCCCACGTACCACACTCTATGCTCTTCATCTTGTTTGTCAACACTTAGACTAATACTTTTCTGTACTTTAGAACCTTGATGTAAAGATAGTATTACATTATCTTCTTCACCACCTTTTATTGCATGAATAGTTGATAACCATATCCTTGCATTTTCATAAAGTTTTTCGCCTCCAGAAATTATATTTCGAATGTAAAGTATTTCTTTCTGATCAGCCACGAATATATCATACCAATTTTTTTCAGGATCCCAATTACCACTGGGAATATATTCTCTAACATCATTGATTTCTTTTTCTTCTAACTTACCTTCTCTTATCCATTTAGTGTAAGCCATTGCTCCATTATAAATACCTACGTTAAAACTTTTACCTTTGTTACTTTGATAATAAATATTTTTACTTTTAAGCTCTTTCATTATGTCTAACAAATTGCTTTTAGTTCTTGTTAAGATTAACCACTTACCTTTTGTAAGATCTACTTGTCCTAAATTATTGATATGAGACGCAAAGCCCTTTTGCGCCCTTGGCAGGTATTCTTTGTGTTTCCTGATGCCTGATATACGACTCACTGCTATTTGAGATTGTTCCTGCACTGCTCTTGATACTCTTCTCGAATATCTTAAAACACGTTCATTTGCAGGTTCTTTTATAAACCTATTAACGTCAGCTCCAGCCCAAGCGAATATAGCTTGGTCGTCATCGCCAGCTAAATACATATCATCACAATTCTCTCTTAACTTATCATACAGTTGCCATTGTAATGGAGACAAGTCTTGTGCTTCATCAATAAAAATAGCTTTTAGTTTAGGAATCTTACCTGAGTTTATAACTTTTTTAATTAGATCATTGAAATCTAATAAATGCATTTTCTTTTTGTACTCTTGTAGGTTTATGTGAATATGATTTAGAGTATGCCAATCAATATCTTTTCTATCGTGTTCATTAAGATCAAACTCTTCTCTTATAGTTATATCTTTGTTAATAGCTTTACCTATCATTTGAAAATAAGGATTGTTACAAGTTAAGAAATGTGTTTGCTCATCATTGTATTTATCATTAAAGTTAACTCTTACATTTAACTTCTTACCTAAAGCTTCATAGTGATGAGGTTGAATAATAGCACTCTCATTTAAATTTAATAAGTGAAAACAAAATGCATGAAGTGTTTGAAAATATGGAACTTGTTTTTCATCTACACCAATTCTATTTCTAGCTTCTTTTGCAGCTTTCTTTGTAAAAGCAAAGTAACCTATCTTATGATAAGGTGTACCCGTTCTAACATAAGCATTAACTCTTCTAATTAATCTAAAAGTTTTACCTGTCCCAGGTGGACCATATATCTTAATAGGTTTTTTCATTAAACAATATTTTGTTTATCTTCTATTTCTATTTTTTCGTCTGGTATTTCTTCTTTCATTAAATCATCAGCAGGCATTTTTATACATCTGACTGGCGGAAATGATTTTTCACTTTCTCCTTTTGGAAATCTTTTTTGAAATCCAAACTCAGCTTTAAAATGACTTTTAATTAGAGTTGCAGTTCTTGGTCTATCCTTTGTCCATTCATTTCTTTTTATCTCTTCATAAAATTTATCATAATCAAAATAATAAAACTCTTCATCTTTCAATACAGCACCACTTTTAAATGAAGCATATGTTGTAGCTTCTGGTCCATTGACATAGTCCTCTAGATATTTCTTTAACATCTCAATAGGATTAGTACCAGCAGGTGGTTTAATATCCTCTTTAGTGGCCCATAGAGCGTCCAGGATAGGCTGGTATTCATTATTCTTAATGATGGGAGGAAATATTGGTGTTTGATCTGCTATAAGCGCTCTCATCTCTTTCATCTCTGAAATTTTTTTGATGTGTTTTGCATGTATTTGAACAACTTTACTGTCAGATAATTCTACATTAAAAAAATATTCTGGATCAGGTCTGTAACATATTTTTATTAAACCTGATATCTGAGGCCAACTACTTTCTCTATGACTTCCAATACCATATTTTCTACGTAGACAAGTTCCCTTTGCACAATAAGAAGATATAGGTATGTCATGACAAGTATGTCCAGCTGTATCTTTGCTCCAGCTTTTTATTTTTTGATTTACTTTGTCATCGCCCCACACTTCATCATACTTAATAAAATCTCTTGCAGCATTTAAAACTTTTTTACCCCACTCGTCTTTAAATTTTTTCTTAGCAAACACCATGTAGTTAAATAAAAATCTATCTCTTTCGTCTTTTAATTTGATTCCTGATTCCTGAACCTGTTTGCATATCATCTGTAAACATGGAGGACCATCTAATAAATCTTCTGGACCACCAGTTAAAATTTCTTTTACCTTTTTGTTTGATACTTCTTTTAATGATTCTTTTGTTTGTAAATTATCTTTTACTACGTTTATAAAATCTTCAAACTCTAGTTCTGTTCCGTCTGGTAATAATGCTTTACGTTCTGTCTTTTTAAAATAAGGTAAGTTAATAAATGATCCAGAAGTTCTAACATTATCTTGATTCATTCCTAGTTGTGTTTGTTTAGGAAATATTTCTGTCTTAGAAGATAGTCCAAATAAAAATAATAAGTTTTGTAAAAACTCTCTAATTAAAGTTGCAGGTACTTTTTCTGCTGTAAATACATAAATGTGAAGACCATTACTTTTTGATTTAATTGGTACAACAGGTAGGTCTTTGTCTTGAATTACTTTTAAGTAGTGATGAATATCAAAACTAGAATAATCAGATGGATCAATATCAATTGCACCAAAGCTAGCCATACCTTTATCATCACATGCTTGTATACCTATTGCACGTTTACCATCTAAATGATCTTGATAATCTTGATCAGATATATTTCTTTTAGACCAGCCATAATCGCCTGGATCAAATTTTAATTTGTTTGTTTGTGGATCATGATAACCATTGTTAACATTAC